CGTCAAGAAACGAATTGACCGATTGACATATAAAATTCGCGAATCGGAAAGACGAGAAAAAGAAGCTATCAACTATGCCCAGCAAATCCAGGGCGAGCGGGACAGCTTGCAGTCAAAATTTGACAAACTGGATGACGGCTACGTCAGTGAATTTACGGGACGCGTAAAATCCCAACTGGAATCAGCCAAAATTCAGCTCAAGGATGCCATGGCAAAAGGGGATGTAGATGCCCAGGTTGCCGCGAATCAGTCTTTGGCAAGGCTGGCCATTGAGGAAGAGCGAATTAAGGCTACTGAGGAACAGCGAAAAAAATATGAGGAATCATTAAAAAACGCTGGACAAATAGGTCAACAACCTATACAAAATCAGGTACAAGCACCTCAGCGATCTCGACCGGATCCCAAAGCGGAATCATGGGCGGAGAAAAATGAGTGGTTTGGCAAGGACGAAGCGATGACATACGCCTCGTTTGGCATTCACAAGAGACTTGTGGAGGAAGATGGATTCAACCCCACAAGTGATGAATACTACGAGGAAATTAACAAACGCATTCGCGAGGAATTTCCCCATAAATTTAATGGGGGAGAAAAGGCAGGCAGCAGACCCGTTCAGACAGTTGCATCCGCCTCAAGAACCTCAGGAACTGGACGCAAGACCGTGAGGCTCACACCATCACAAGTAGCGATTGCTAAAAAATTAGGTGTGCCACTTGAAGAATATGCGAAATACGTGAAGGAGTAGGCATATGAATAAAATAAATGAAAACAAAACTCCACGCGCTGCCCAAACCCGAGACAAAACGACTCGAAGGAAACCATGGGCACCACCATCATCTCTTGATGCACCACCTGCACCCGACGGGTTCAAGCATAGGTGGATACGCGCTGAAGTCTTAGGAAAAGAGGATACTAAAAATTTATCAGCTAGACTAAGGGAAGGATTTGAGCTTGTAAGGGCTGATTCCGACAGCGAATATCCAAGAATACAGGATGGCAAATATGCAGGTGTTATAGGAGTTGGAGGATTATTACTGGCCAAGATTCCGGAAGAAATCGTGGAAGAACGTATGGCTTATTTTGCGGATAGAACGCAGGATAGAGACGACGCAATAGAAAGCGATCTATTGAAGGAACAACATCCCAGTATGCCAATCAGCAAGCCTGAGCGGCAAAGTCGTGTAAGCTTCGGTGGTAATCGGAAAAACTAATTTTTTAGCTCTTCCTCCATCGAATTAAATATAACAATACTTAATCGGAGGATTTTTTCCAATGGCAAACCAAGATGCGGCCTTCGGGTTTAGACCCGTGGCACACTTAGCTGGTGGAACGATTCGTGCGAGAGAATATAAAATTGCAGCGAACTACAATACAGCTCTTTATACAGGTCAAGCTGTAGCGGCTGTTACTGCGGGCGGGATTGCATCCTGTGCAGCAGGTGGAGTGGTTCTAGGCGTATTTTATGGTGTCTCTTATACGGATCCAACAACTGGCAAACCAACTTGGTCAAAATACTATCCGGCAAGTACTAATGCAAGTGACTTAAAAGCTATGGTCTATGACGATCCGTACATTGTGTTTGAAATACAACACGATGGCACAGGAACGGCGGCGATGAACTTTGGTGGACATGATCTGACAGGAACTAGTGGAAGCACTATTACTGGAAGATCGACACAGGAGCTCGATACGTCTGAAGTTGATACAACTGGTCAGTTTAAACAGATCGGAATCTCAACGGATCCTGACAATAGCGATACAAGTGCTGACAACTGTAATGCATACGTAGTATTCAATACAGGTGAGCATACTTGGAAGTTCACAACTGCATTAAGTTAGAGTGAGGCAAATAAATGGCAATTTCTAGAAACCAGTTGGTCAAAGAACTTGAGCCAGGCCTCAACGCCTTGTTCGGGTTGGAATACGACCGCTATGAAAACCAGCACACACAAATTTTCGATACTGAAAATTCTGATCGTGCTTTTGAAGAAGAAGTAATGCTATCCGGTTTTGGAAGTGCTCAAGTGAAACCTGAAGGTAGTTCAGTCAATTACGACGATGCTACTGAAACTTTCACTGCGAGATACACTCACGAAACTCTGGCATTGGCTTTTTCAATTACTGAAGAAGCAGTAGAGGACAACCTTTACGATAAAATCAGTTCACGTTATACCAAAGCATTGGCACGTTCGATGTCAAACGCTAAGCAAGTAAAAGGCGCTAATGTTCTCAATAGAGGATTCAATAGTTCCTATACTGGTGGCGATGGCTTAGAGCTTTTCTCTACAGCCCACGTTACTCTTGGCGGAAATGTCAAAAACGAGCTAACAACTGCTGCGGATCTTAACGAAACATCTCTTGAGCAAGCTTTAATTGATATTGCTGGAATGAAAGACGAAAGAGGAATGAAAATTTCTCTTAACGGCACAAAAATGATCATTCCAGTTAATCTTCAATTTACTGCCGAGAGACTGATGAAATCGCAATTGAGACCAGCTACTGCGGATAATGATATTAATGCTCATAAAAGCATGGGAATGATCCCGCAAGGGTATGTAGTTAATAATTTCTTAACTGATACTGACGCGTGGTTCATTAAAACCGATGCTCCAAATGGCATGAAGCATTTTCAAAGAACACCTGTTTCCACTAAAATGGAAGGTGACTTTGATACTGGTAACGTTAGATACAAAGCAAGAGAAAGATACAGCTTCGGCTGGTCTGACTGGCGCGGTATCTTCGGATCACCAGGTGCTTAATTAATATTTATGGGGCGGCTTGTCCGCCCCATTTACAACCTAGTATTAATTAGTTATGCAGACTGGCTAGGCAGACGATATAGAGACTGTATGACGAAAGGTCTATATGACCAAGGAGAAAAACTATGGCTAATACTAGCTTTACGGGTCCAGTCAGATCGAAAAAAGGGCATAAAATCTATAGTGTAGCTACATCTACGGGTGTTGATGCAGATAGAACTGTTCACGATTCAGGGATCAAAGACACAAGAAGATATTACTTAGAGGAGTATTTTAACCTTCTACCAGGTATTAATGGAGATTTGGCTTCAACTACTGAATCTACGAACACACCTGTAAGTAGGTCCTTTGAAATATTAGGAACTAACCACACATCAGCTCTTGCTACTTATAGTGCTACCGTTGCAGGTATGGCTATGACAACAGCAACAGCAGACCAAGACCGAATGATTGTAGCACCACACTTGGACTCCAAGCAAGGAGCTTGGTCCGGGGTAAAGTGGGGCTCTGAAAATCAGACTCACTGGGAATGTTCAATTAGAACAAGTGCCGCAATCGACAACCAAAAAATCTGGGCAGGATTGAAACTGACTAATGATCAATTACCAGAAACAGATGATGATCAGGCCTATTTCTATTTTGCGACTGATGCAACTAATGGACAATTATTTTCATCTTATACACCGTTGTATTTCATTTACTCCATAGGGGGTGCTGATTACACGACTAATACAGGTATCACAGTGGCGGCAAGCACAAACTATCATCTGAAAATTGCATTTGATAGTGACAGAAAAATGTCTGTTTTTGTAAATGGTGTGCAATATGGCTTAACTACTTCTGCTGGAACTACATTTGATGGAGGAACAACTACAGTTACTGGGACAACTCAGGCAACTATTGCTGATCCAACTACCAAATCAGCGGCTATGACCGATGATAAGGATTTTATTCCTTACGTTGGAATTGAGAATGGTGACGCTGCGGCGGCAGTCTTGAATGTTCAATACGAAGCAATAAGTAGATTGATCTTCGAATAAAATAAACTTTAACGGAGCGGGGACGAAAGTCCCCTCTCTCCAATAGGAGGAAAAAATGGCAGATGCCGTAACAAGTCAAACTTTATCTGATGGTGATAGAATCGCTGTCATGAAATTCACAAACTTATCAGATGGTAATGGAGAAAGTTCAGTTGAAAAAGTTGATGTAGCAAGTTTAACTACAAAAGCAGATGGTACAGCTTGCGCACGAGTTCATATTGAACAAATTTGGTACGATATTGGTGGTATGAGAGTAGCTTTGGAATGGAATGCGACAACAAATGTTGTGGCAGCAGTTCTAGGTGGAAGCGCAGCAGCAGGAAATGTTTCAGGACACATGGACTTTAGATCATTCGGTGGTCTTAAAAATAATGCTGGCAGTGGAATTGATGGTGATATTGATTTAACAACAAGTGGTCACACTAACTTAGATCATTATACTGTTGTATTACAGCTAAGAAAATCATACTAATAAATGATATCGAGATCCTCGATACCTAAACAAATATCAAAAGGAGGCGGTATGCCACAAGGAAAAGGAACATACGGAAGTAAAGTCGGAAGACCCCCAA